CAAGAACAATTTTTTATGGAGGTGTAGTTATGGGTTATTTTAAAAATCATATGATGGAAGTTGACGATCATGTAAATGAATTAATAGACGATAAAACCAATCAAGAAATAATAAATTCTGTTAACAAAAAGTATGGGAATTATTGGGTTAGTTATGTAGTAGAAAGATTATTAGATTTAGACAAAGAAGAAGTGGAGAATATATAATGGCAAGAGCAAAAATGGAAAAGAGTTGGGTTATTGTTAGGTTTAACAATAACTCAATAAAAGTGTGGCGAGATTATGGAGAAGTTTGGGGTTCGGTTTTATATGAAGTTCTAGATTATTTTGATGGAAGTTTTATTGATGCTAAAAAATATTCTTTAACAATGGAGAAAGTATAATGGAGATGGTAAATAATCAATATGAAATCGCAGTAGATATAGACGAATATATTTTTGATCGATATGTGAAAAATAAAGTAAGAGAAGAATATCAAGACTTTACATTTTACAAAGTTATGAACCCTAAATGTAAATGCTACTTTATAATAAGAAGTGAAGAGCAAGACGAAGACAGACACAGTAAAATTTATTTATGGAGTGTGAGATAATGAAAAGGTTGACTAGATATGCAGACTAATGTTAAATCAATTAGGCATGATGCAGTATTAGGAACTTGTATTGTCGCTCATGTCGGAGAGAGTTTCCCCTCCCTTACTCTCTTCGACAACTTTATAATCAGCTTCAATAAAAGCAGAGGGGTATTGTTTCCTAATATCAGAAAGTCTAGCTACTATTTCTTCTCGACTAAGTTTGTCGAGTTGATGGGTTGTTTCTCTTCGATCAATAGTAAGACCTCCAAGTGCCGACCTTATTTTCTCAGCATTAATCGCAGAGCTATATTGTTGGGCTTCTTCAGCACCCATGCTAAGTTCAGAAAGTCTTTTGAGTTGACCAATAAGGCTAACACCATATTTCTTTTCTCGAATTTCTCGAAGCTCTTTCAGATGATCAGTTACCAATGGAAAGTCACGACCATTCAACAACAAACTAGCCGTCTTATTTGCCTGTCCAACAGAATAGCCAGCTTTTCTAGCACACTCAGCATTAGAGTAAACACCCTCGAGAACGAATTTACAGAACTCTTTTTGTCTATTTGTAAGAAACTTTTCTTTAGCCATAAATTTACTATAGTGTTTCTACCATATTATTTCAACTTAAAAACGAAAAGAAATGGCTTTGAACAGACTCGTAAGTGTATAAGTGTAACGAAGGTGTATAAATTATTTGGTACTCACTATACGTTTGAATATACTTTATACACTTATACACTTATACACCATATATTTAAAAAAAAAATAATTTTAAAATAATATGGGGGGAACACTATAGTAAACACTTTTAATTTGACAACCTATGGGATTCTATGCTAGGATTCTTATACCAATGATGGAGGAAAAAATGATAGAAGAATTAAACGAAGAACTAAAGTCCATGTACCTTGAACCACGAAACAAGTTACGAGTAGACGTTGACTATGTGATAGGAAGATTAGAACACATTGTAAATTCAGTCTTCTTACATTCAGATGTTTTAAAACTAGATACAGACATTGAAGAATTCATTAATGAACTTAAACAAAACATGGAGAACCATAATGGAAATTAAAACACTAGAACTAAAAAACATTAGCCACTATGCAAGAGGTTCAGAAGAAACACCTTGCTATAATGCAACAGTATATATCAATGGAAAGAAAGCTATTGAGGTTGGCAATGATGGACATGGTGGTTGTGATAGACAAAACACTTATCCTAACATTGAAGAAAGAGGACTTGTTCAAAAAGCCAATGAGTGGTGTGTCAAAAAATTTGGTCAAAAATCTTTTACTTATCAATCAGATGGAGAAGAAAAAAAATGTTTTTATGACATGGATTTAGAACATATTTGTCATGAAGAATTATACAAGTGGCTTGATGCTAAAGAGTTGAAGAAAGATTTAAACAAAAAGTTTTTGTTTCTTGAAGATAAGAAGTCAAAAGAACTTAGGGCATATAAAAAAGTTAAAGGAGAAGATGAAGAACTTTTTCAAAGCTTTTTTAGAGGTAAGCATGAAAAAGGAGTTTTATTAAACAACTTACCTTTTGATGATGCCCTGCAAATATTTAAGGAGTGTGCATAATGATTAAAATTGATAATTGTGTAGTTGTATCAAGAGGAGATGAGAATATTGGTACATTTAAATACATGGATAAATATGATGATGGCGATGATGCTCTATATTTTTTAGATTGTTTTTCTAAAGAATGGGAAGCATACGATTATAGCTTTAACATTTTAACTAAAAAAGAATTGAAACAACTTATAATTAAGTCAGTTACTGTTGTTCATGAAGATAATTTATGGAAATGTGATGGTTGTGATGTCATGTTTGATAAATCAAAAATAGTGGATTCAATACATGAACCATACTATGCATGTCAAGATTGTGAAGATAATTTACTAAAGAATAGACGGGAAAGGGAGTGTAGTAATGATAGATAAAGCAAACGAATACGATCAACTATTAGAATGTTTAGAAGACCTTGTTGGGCAAATGCAAAGTGAGAAGATAACACTTAAACAAGCAATACAAAGTGTGGAAAATTTAAATCGATATTATAAATGGCAGTATCAATCTAATCCTAAATTATCTTTGGAGGAAATAAATGATTAAAGAAGTTTCTTTATGTAGTGGAATCGGAGGGTTCTCTCTCGGTTTCGAATGGGCAAAGTTCGCAGAGCCAGTTATGTTCTGCGACTTTGACGAATGGTGTAGAAAAGTTTTAAAAAAGAATTGGAATGATGTTCCAATTTATAATGACGTTAAGGAGATAGCAGATGACCCAAGAAGATTTATTTCAAGCAAAATCAACAAAGGAGAAAAGTGGGTACTCACCTCGGGCTATCCTTGCCAACCCTTCTCAGTCTCGGGAAATCGCAGAGGACAAGAAGACCCTCGCCACATCTTTCCGTACATCCATAGAATTGTTGAACAAACTAGACCCACTTATTGTGTTTTCGAAAATGTTTATGGGCACGTCTCAATGGGACTTGACGAGGTTATCCATGAAATGGAAAGCATCAACTACCATACGAGGCAATTTGTTGTTTCGGCTTCAAGTGTCGGTGCGAGACACAAAAGAGACAGACTCTGGATCATCTGTAAAAATGTGGGCGACACCGAATACAATGGATGCTCTACCTCCGAGATCGGAAGAGGGAACGAGGAAGTTGCAAGAGGGACACCGAAAGGGTCGAAAACAACCGAGCAATTTAAGGGAGCAAGTGGACAAGAAGACAATGGCTCTTTACGAAACGAATTATCCGACACCGACAACGAAGGGATTCGGACATGCCTCGGAGGGAATGACATTGATCTTCAGAAAGAAAGTGGAGAGAGGGGAACTGTCGGAACAAGAAGCGAAAGCAATGATGAACGGAGTGACCTTGAGACCACCTCGAATGAAGGAGTGGAAATACCCGACACCGAATGCAGGTTTAGTGAAACACAGTTACAACGGGAATCACGAATATTACAAGAAGAGACTGAGGGACGGGAGACAAGTGGACTTGGCTCACAAGATATTCCTGGAAGAGGGAGACGGCAGACTGAATGCGAATTGGACGGAGTGGCTAATGGGTTATCCTATTGGATGGACGAACCTCGAGGAGTCCCAAGAGTTACAGTCAAACAAAAAAACAGACCTCAAAGATTAAAAATGTTAGGGAATTCTATAGTTCCTCAAATAGCAATGCAAATAGGTTTAGCTTTAAAAGAAGATATGATTAGTACATTCGGCTTGACTAAAGAGGAGGATAAGTGATAAACAGAAATTGCACGGAGCAATTTCAGGAATTGCTTATGTATGGTCGGGGAGTTTTGTCCTCCCCTTATTCTCTCCGACCACCCTAAATTCTCCTTCAACAAAAGCAGATGGATGTTGTTTTCTTATTTCGGAAAGCCTCGCTACAATTTCTTCACGAGATAGTTGATCTAATTGATGTGTTGTTTCCCTACGATCTATGGTTAAGCCTCCTAAGGCACTCCGTATCTTTTCGGCATTGATCGCAGAGCTATATTGTCCATTCTCTTCTGCTCCTATACTAAGCTTAGATAATCTTCTAAGTTGTCCTATAAGAGTGACACCATATTTTCTTTCTCTAATTTCTCGGAGTTCTTTTAGATGTTCAGTAACCAAAGGAAAATCACGACCATTCAACAAAAGGCTTGCAGTCTTATTTGCTTGCCCTTCAGAATATCCTGCTCTTCTTGCACATTCGGCATTACTATATACACCTTCACAAACAAGTTTGCAGAACTCTTTTTGACGATTAGTAAGGAACTTTTCTTTTGCCATAAAAATACTATAGAGTTATTCTCATATTATTTCAATTCAAAACGAATAAAAATGTTTGCCTCTTGTTCTTGTCCTTATCCAAGTGTAACCAAGTGTAACCAAAAGTGTAACCAATTATTTATTATGTATAAACGATTACAGAAGACTCGTTACACTATTACACTCGTTACACCTATTTTGAAAAAAACAAAAACAAAAACAAAAATTATGAGAGAAACACTATGTAAACATAAATCACTTGACTTCTATAAGATAATTTAGGAGAATTAAAAAAAACTTAGGAGTTTATTATGACGGGTTTATATTTTGCAGAAGCAGATAATGACAGAAGAATAAAAATGCCTATAGAAGAAGCAATCACTAGAGTTGAAAGAGTTATATCTGACAATTGTGATGATTTAAGACAAAAAGAAAATGGAGAAATCTATGCAGATGAGTTATTAAATGCATGGAACACTATTTTAAAAGGTTAAGAAGGAGGAAAAACTAAATAATGATAAGAATAAAAAGAACTAGAGAACAAATAGAAGAAAGTATAAAAGATAGGTCTTGTTGTTTTCTATGTGGCAAGAAACTTAGAAGAGTTAGTGAACTAAGAATCTCTGACAAATCTTGTTCTTCGTGTAGAGGGCAAGGTAAGTCCGAGAAAGCGGGTATAACAAGAGACCACAAAGAACTAAAGGCTAAAAAAATAGAACCTAGTGAAGACGAATTACTCTTTGAGGATTCTGAGGAAGCCATTAATGAAGTACAATACGGCAAGGTAATAA